CAGAAGGAAGTTTAAGTCAAATTACAAGAAACAGAGTCCAAGTCGAGGCACATTGAAGAGTATAAAGTCAAGACCTTGGAAAAGGAGTAGAGTCAAGATAGGTCGGAACATTTGGACTGGCTCAAGGGACGAATTGGGCATAGCTATAGATGATAAACATTATTATCCAGCAGCCCTTGAGTACGGTAAAAAGGGGAAGCGTGGAAAGCCGTTTATGAGGCCAGCGTTTTCTGAAAACGAGAAAAAGGTATTTGATATGATTAAATCTGGAATAGGAACTGGCATTGACAGGCTGGCAAGATAATGACAATGGAGACTTCTATTCATAGCCATTTGATTGGTGTGGCTGCTATTTTAGCTCTTGTGTCGGATCGGATTGTCCCTGGTGAAGTCGATCAAGATACAATAATGCCATATATAACATTTGAGAGGGTAACAGAAATTGGAACACATCACCAGCTCGCAGCAAGCGGAATATCAGCACCAGTATATCAGTTTGACATTTGGGCTGAGACTTCTGCTTCGAGACTTGAAATATCGGAAGCATTGAGGGATTCACTTGATGGGTATTCTGGAACTTTTGGTGATCAAGATGTACGTGTAATGAGAATAATGGATTTTGAAGGTACGATTGAAGAGCCCAGTGATGGTTCTGAGGATGTAATTTATAGATGTAGAATTGACATAAAGATATGGCGCAGCAGATCAGTGCCTACTTTAGCGACTTAATTGAAAGGAATACATTATGGCTGGTTTTACTGTAGACGTTGGAACTGGAATCACAGTTGTCGCTACCACATCAAGTTGGACAGCTGAACTGTTGAGTGTTGATTGGTCTGGGATTACACGACCTGGACTTGAAACTACTCATATGGCAACGGCAGCAGCTGGTGCTGGAAAATTTGGTAATGCGACATATATCCCTGGAGATATTTCACAGCCAGGAACATTGTCACTTACTCACCATTTAAACCCAGACACCACTGTTCCTATTGATCTTGTTGCGGAGACTTGGACATTGACATGGCCTAAAGCTGCTGGAGATGCAACTGCTGCGACTTGGGCAGCTTCTGGGTTTGCAACAGATTACTCGACAAGTGCTGCTATTGATGAAGTTATGGAAGCTACTCTTGTTATACAGTTGACTGGCAATGTAACAATAACACCAGCAGCAACGTAAGGAGTTATGATGATAAAGGTAAGGGTGTTAGAAAACAGAAATCAATACGGTTTGATCATTGGACAAGTGCGACAATTTCCAGTCGCATTTGCCAATGAACTTATCAGTCTTGGTTTAGTAGAGAAATTTATTGAAGCAAAAGCTTCAAAGGCAAAGGTGAAGCCTAAAGGTAAAACTAAGGCAAATAAAAAATGACGACAAGGAGGAAGTATGGCTTTAACAAAGGAGAAGTTTGCAAATCTAAAAGACAAATCTAAAAAAGAGGTTCATGTCAAAGGCTGGGGTGATTCGGTTTTTATCAAGACCTTAACTGTAAAGCAACATAATGAAATTTTGAAACTGTCTGGTGGTGACGAGGCTATCAAGGACCCAGAAACCGTAACAAGGTTTAGGACTATGATGCTTGCGTTTACAATGTGCGAAGAAAACCTGAATTTGATTTTTGAAAATGAAGAAGAGGCTGAAAAGATATTGGGTGAGATGTCGCCAAAAGACATAGATGAAGTGTTTACTGCTTCTTTGGAATTTAATGGAATGGATGCTAAAGCTACTGAACGGATAGAAAAAAACTCAGAAGGGGAGTTGAGCATCGTTTCTTGATGAAGCTGTGTTTGGTTTTTGGATTCCCCAATACTGATGCATTAGAAGAGGTAATGAGTTATCGGCAATTTAAAGAATGGTACATATACAATGCTATAGAGCCAATAATTGGAGAAGAACGCGCTGATCTTCGCGCTGGCATTATAGCTTCAACAATTGCCAATGTTAATAGAAGTAAAAAGAATCAGAAAAGTTACAAGCCAAAAGACTTTATGCCATTCCACAGTAGGGAAAAGGGTGGTAAAGGTCAAACCGCAAAAGGCATTTGGAATATGATGATGGCTATGACTAAAAAAGTTGGCGGCACAATCATAAATCCGAAGAAAAAGGATAAGTAATGGCAAGGGCTGGAGCATTATGGATTTCTGTTGGAGCTAGAACTGCTGGCTTCACGAAAGGTCTTCTGGGTGCTAGACGCACACTCAGAAGATTCTCTGCTTCTGTTGTTAGATCAAACGCTGCTCTAATTGGTACTGCTGCTGCCTTTGTCGGTATTCGTGCTCAAATCAGACTATTCAGGTCTGTTGTTACTACATTTGCTGATTTTGAATTTCAAATGAATAGGGTTGCTGCTATTACAGAAGCAACTGGCGTTCAATTCAGGGCACTTAACGACTTGGCTAAGACCCTCGGTAAAACAACTGTTTTCACGGCAGTTGAATCTGCACAAGCAATGACATTTTTAGCCCAAAGTGGATTCAAGACAAAAGAAATACTGGACGCACTCCCTGGGGTGCTTAATTTGGCTGCTGCTGGAGCGCTTGATCTGGGCAAGGCAGCAGAGATTTCTGCTGACATATTAAGGGCTATGAGGCTTGAAGTTAAAGAACTTGGCAGGGTAAATGATGTTTTAGTAAAAACTAGCATATCTGCAACTACAAATGTTGAATTGCTTGGTGAGGCAATGTCAAAGGTTGGTGCTATTGGTGAGTTTACTGGCAACGAAATCGAAGACTTGGCTGTTATTTTGGCTGGATTTGCAAAAGCCAGTGTGAAAGGTTCTATCGCTGGAATTGCACTCAGGAGAGGATTCTTAAATCTTACATCCCTTGCGCCTAATGTAACTAAAGCACTAGCAAAGTTAAATGTAGAGGTCTCTGATATCAGTGGAAACATGCGCCCCATGCTAGACATCCTTTTTGACATTGAAAAAGGACTGAAGCGGTTTTCTGGAAGCACAGAAAGGGCTGCAATACTTACTGACATTTTTGGAGATAGGGCTACTGTTGCATTTACTAGTATAATAGCAAGAGGGATTGGCAATTTAAAAGATTTAAGAAGAGAGCTAGATAATGTTGGTGGAACATCGCAAAGAGTTGCGGAAAGGCAAATGGCTGGATTTGTTGGGGCATTAAAGAGATTGACCTCTGCTATAGGTGGAGTCAAAATTATCCTTGGTGAAGCATTGTCCCCAGCATTGATTGCAATAGCAAAGAACATGACAGCTGCATTCAACGATCCAGATGTTTTGGCTTCTGTTAAGACATTGGGTAAATTGATTGAAAGGATGGTCAAGTCTACAGCCACCCTTAATAATAATTTCGATGCTATTTCTGTTGGAGGAAATCGCTTCCAAGGATTGTTTGACTCTATGTTTGGTCTTGCGATATTGTTTGAGAGAATAAAGGCTTCTGCACTGATATTTATGGGATTGCTTAAAACAATTGCAAGTGTAGGGACGATCGCTTTAAATTCGCTTGGGGGTGCTCTAGCAACGCTGTTGACACCATTCGCTGCCATACCATTAGCTATAGTCAAGATTGTTGAGTTTCTAATTGTTGATGTGCTTGCTGGGGGGCTTGACATTTTAAGGAAGTCTTTCTTTGATTTTCTCCAATCCATTGTCGATGCTGCAAGGAAGATTCCTTTCGCTGGCGTTTTTTCCAGTCAATTCGATATGGTGGATGAGTCGCTGAAAGCTCTCGAGGAGAGAGGTACAGGCTTCAAGGATCAGATAAAAGGTGATTTCGAGGTGGTATCTAGTGCTGTTTCGGCAGTTTTTAATAGCTTGGCAACAACAGCTTCATCTGCTGGTGCTGCAATCGTCAAGGCAACAGATGACATAAAGGATGCGAACAAAGAAATGGGTCAGGCTCGATTAGAGTTGTCGGAAAATTTAATCACCATCGCCAACGAGCAAGATAAACTAAACGCTGCCCTGTCACTTGAAACTGTAAAGGAGAGGGCTGCTGCAAACCTAGTTGTTATGGAAAACAATTTTAGTCGGTTTTTTGATAGGATGGGTGAAAAGGCTAATGCTTTTATAGGAGGCTTAATCTCTTCCTTAGAACAGTTTGCTGCTGGTGGAGAAGAAGATGATGGAGGCGGTGAATTAAACATTTTCGGACAATTGTTTAATGGCCTTAGTGAAGGTTTCGATACTGCAATGATGAAAATGGAAAATGGGCTCATAAGATTTAAAGAGGTAATGGAAGCAACAAAAGGGTCTTCAAAGGATTGGGCTGATTTTCAGGTTGCCAATGTTACTTCTGTCGGTCTTGCATTTGCAAAAAACCTTGGAAGTGGAATTGAAATGCTTACAAAAATGGCTCTTGCTAGGAAATTTGACCTGAAGGCTATATTGAGGTGGGCTCTAGGTGTTATTAAATCTGAGTCAATTGCTCTCGCAGTAACTAATGCAAGGATTTCAGCAGAGGCTGCCATTAAGGCTAAATTCTATAAAGGGGAAGCTCTTGCTGCTTTTGGTAGGCGTGACCCAATAGGTGTTATTGGTTTTGGTGCTGCTGCTGCATCAATGAGTGCATTGTCAAAAACTGCTGGGGCATCAGCTATTGGCTTTGGTGTTCTCGGCTTGGCTGCTGGTATTGGAGAAGGATTGCTTGGTGGCGATACTGCAAGTGGTGGTGGTGGAGCAGCTGGTGGTGCTGGTGTATCTACGCCAACAAACGGAACTTCAGAAGATAGCATATTAGAGCCATTGCCAGCTTCTGGTGGAAATATTACTGTCATAATAAAAGATAGCATGGTTGGCAGTTCATCTGAATTGGCTGAAAGAATTGGTGATGAACTTGTGAAGCTTAGTCGAGATGGAAGATTTAATCTCCTTGAATTGGGGTTAACATAATGGCTGTAAATGCATTACCGATAATTTTATATAGAAGTATTTACGAAACTTCTATTGCAAATGATCCAACAGCGACAAGTGAGGCTGCTGGTTTTCCAGTCACAAACATAAAGGATGGGCGCTCATATACAAAATGGAAAGCCACAAGCAGTGCAGATCAAAATATTGACATAAATACAGGGACAGGAGGTGGGCCATTCACTGTTACTAGCTTGGCTATCATTGGTCACAATATGGGAACTGCTGGAACAACATTAACTATAGAACAAGACAACAGTCCTGGATTTTCAGGAGGCGAAACACTTTTACATACTGTTAGCCCCACAAATGATGATCCTTTTTATAATGAATTAGATGTAAGTGGGTCTCAACAATTTTACAGGCTGAACCTCGATAGCAATTCTGTTGCACCAGAGATTGGATATATAATTTTGGGTGCAAAAACAACAATGGAGGTTGGCCCACAATACGGTGCTGCTTTTCACAATTTTAACGCCAAAGGTGAATCTTTTGTTTCAGAGACTGGGCAACATCTTGGCTCTGCACTTCAGTTTCAAGAACGCACAATAAATCATAAATTTAAGGCACTGACCAGATCGTTTCTTGAGAGCGATCTATTGCCATTTCTTTATGACCATTATGGTCAATTTAAACCATTCTTCTATGTTCCAGATACAGCAAACTTAACTACAGATGTTTATTTCTTGAGAGCACCGAACAATGTAAAGATTTCACTTCCCACAATGGGTGCTGTGAGAGATAGGCATAATTGGACACTTAATGGCGTTGGAGTAAAAAACAGTAGTTTTTTAACCTAATATGGCTAACGTATACGCAGATGACATTAAAGATATTAGTGGTGACTTCCTTTATTTGGTAAGGATCACCCTTGATCGCTGCAATAATGTATTTTCTCAATCTCCATGCACTGCAACTGGAACTCCCATTTGTCACTACTCATTTTTCACATGCAGAGATAAAGAAAACTATGTTAAGACGACAAGGATTTATAAATTTCAATCTAAAGCAGCAGATTTAATATCTGATATAGATGACATCCTTCCATATCTTGTAAATGACAATGCTATAAATACCACAACAGAGATTCGTCCAAGGCAAAGCTTGACAGTGGACTCTCGCTTAATCCTACTGTTTGATGATGATAAAGACCCAGGAGCTATTGATCACGATAAAGGGAGTCCATTTTTCAATACAGACGTTGATGGGACTTTCTGGAGAAACTTGCTACAGAGAAATCCTAATTTTGTTGGAAGAAAAATAGAGCTTCTCGAAGGTAAACCAAACTACTTGGAGTCAGAGTTTCAATTGAAATATACTGGCTTTATTGAAAATATTGAATTTGTAAATGGTGGGAAGGTCAGGCTGACTGCTCACGACTTAATGAAAAAATACAAAGAGATTACTATCCCGAATCCAGTCTCTTCAACGAATATCCTTACTGCTGCTGTCAATGATAGCACAACAACAATCCCAGTTACCGATGGAACTGAATTTAAAATACTTCCTGGTGGGCATAAATCTCATATAAAGATAATTGACGAAACAAATGGAGATGAATATTTAGAACTTACCACGATAACAAACAATGATTTGACTGTAGTTCGCACTGCTTTGTTTGGGACAAGTTCAAGTGCTCACGCTATAGGGTTAAATGCCATACAGGTTGCACCATTCCTTGACGATGCAGATACTGGAGTACCAGCAACTGACGTTGGTATGGACCCAGTTGATGCGATGGTAAAGGTGTCAATTGGTTGGGTTGGATATGCTGCTGCTGAATTTGATCAGACACAATTCGAAGCAGAAAGAGACTTGTTGGTCAATGATGAGATCGTGAATTTTATTCTTGAAGAACCAACAAAGGCAGAAGAATTGATGAATAGGTTTAGGCGACAGCTATCTGCTGATGTTTGGCAGAATGAAGCGTTCAAGATAACAATGAAAATACTTGCACCTCCAGTCCCTGGACAAACACTTGCAACTATAACGGATGCAGAGAATATTATCATGGATTCTGGTTCTGTTGACATGCAGTCAGAAGAAAGAAAAACAAGGGTTTTGGTTTATTATAATCCAGTCACTACATTTGGGTTGAAGTTTCACAGCGAACCAGAAGATTTTATTGATTTACTTTTGTTTATTGATGGTGATGCAGAAAGTGTTAATGGTCAAGACGAAGAAAGGCCATTGATTATATTTGCAGATCAAATAGTAAGGAAATCTGATGCAAGGAAGTTGGCTGGTAGATTCTTGAGAAGGTTCAGCCCAGCACCACCATTATTCACATTCAATGCACATAGGAAAGATTCTGAAGTTGAGACTGGCGATCTATTTGATTTGACGACTGAAAAATTTGTTGACAATTTTGGAGCACCAGAACAAAGACGATTCCAAATGGTCAAGAAAACCGAATCAAGAAAAGGCAAGTTAGGTTTTAAGGCGATATTTACTGGCTTTAGACGAAGGTATGTTTTTATTGGACCAAACACCATGAACGATTGGTTGTCCAGGACTGATGCTAATTTCAATGATGGCTATCCATGGATAAGTGATGCAGCTGGTGTTATGTCAGATGGTCAACCAGGAAGTTTTATATTTTAAGGGTGAAAAATGAATGACGAAGAAAAGCAAGCACAGGTAAGATTTGATAATCTCGTTAACAGTATTCCGAGTGGTAATTTTTTAATTGTGTCTGTGTGCAACCATTATACCATCATTTGTTGCTGTTGCATCAGACCTGACAGATAAAGCCATAAAAGGTGTACCTGAAGCTGCTACTGATAAATCAGTTTCACTTGCATCTTGTGGGCTTGTCAGTTTTTCAATTGTCAAACCCTCAACTACACCTGCCTTGAATGCCATGTAGAAATGTTCATTGCCTGAACGGTTAACTGTGTTATTTGCACCCAAATCAAACCCTGTTGCAGTAATATCAAGTATTGCATCACTAAGCAATACACCGCTTGCCATGTGTGTACTGTTTGTTGAAGTATGGTCTGCATCAACACGCATAACTTGACCACGTACACCAGCAGCACCAGGATTATTGGTATTGCCAGCAATCACAACATCAGCTTGAAATGCTGCA